ATATAAGTATCAGCAAACAAACTTACCGGATGAGATAGAAACTTTTCAAGAAAGCACGATAAGTGTATTAAATTATGAGTTTATTAAAACATATGACCAGTTAGATGATATTAATTCTGGTACATTTGCCAATAGTGTATTGTCTTTAGATACTTTAGCAAGGACTACTAATTTAACCAAATTTGATTACACAAAATATAAATCAAATGCCAATGTTAAAGCATTAGATAGTAGTGGTGCTCTTACTCCTTCACAAAATAGATTTGGCCAAACTCAGAATCAAACATCTGATGCAAAACTAAAACTTACAACATCAAATTCTGGTCAAACAAAAGCATCTTATATAAAACAACAACCAGGATCTGTTGCAAAAGATATTGCTGTTGAAAATTATGTACCTAATAGAACAGCACAACTTTCATTAGCAAACTATATAGTAGTTAAGCTAACAATACCTGGTGATCCAGGAATTACAGTTGGTAGGACAATTAATTTTAGTTTAATGACAATTAAACCCACTTTGAAAGAAAGAGAACCTGATAAATTTTATTCAGGTAAATATTTAGTGACAGCAGTAAGACATATAATTCAATCTGAGGGTGTATATCAAACTGTATTAGAGATTGCAAAAGATAGTTTGGCAAGTAAACCTAATAGTGTTGATAGTTCTAGTCCTGATTGGAAGAAAGTGATTGCTGATTGATGGAAAATTTCTTAGGTAAAGATGGTTTCATTTGGTTTATAGGAGTTATTGAAAATCGTGCTGATCCATTGGGATTAGGCCGATGCCAGATTCGCATTTTTGGATGGCACTCAAGTAGTAGAATTGACTTACCTACAGAAGATTTACCTTGGGCACAACCAATGTATCCACTAAACAATTCTAAAGCATTTTCAGCGCCTCAATTAGGTGAATGGATTGTTGGTTTCTTTACTGACGGTATGTCTGGTCAAGCACCAATTATGATGGGTGTTTTACCTGGACTTCAACAATAGGAGATAAAATGAGCACTTTACCCATAGTAGGAAATACTAATTTACTTTCACCATTTGCAGGCAATAATAGAACATCTGGTCAACCAACTATACCCGGTCTGGCCAGAAGTCAAATGGCTAACACGAATATTGATAAGTCTAATAATAGTTTATCACATAATTGTGGTATTAGCCAAGAGTTAATAAAAAATCTTGGATTAAAAGAATTTATAAACTCACAATCACAAAATATCCGAGATGCGGTTAATGCTATAATTAAAGCTTTAGGTTTTGATCCTACAGGTACGGCATCTAATATAGTATCATTACTTAAACAAATAACTGCAACAATTAAATATTATACAAAGAAAATTCTAAAACCAATTCAAGATTTTCAAAAATATGTTATTGGATATACAAATTATATTAAATCAACTATTGCATGGATTTTAAGTTTACCAGCAAAACTTTTGGCATTATTTCAAGATTGTTTGAGTAGATTATATCAATTGTTGTCTGGTATTTTTTCAGATGTTTTAGGTGGTAATAGTGGTGGTTTAGGAGATACTCTAAATGCAGCTAAAGAAGTAGTGCAAACAACTATCAATTCAGCAACAGCAATTACGAGTGCAGTTGTTGGTCTTCCAACAAATATTGCAGCTGCAATCTCTGCACCACCTAGTGCTGAAAGTGTGGCGGCCGCAGGTGAAGCTATTACTGGTTATTTTGATTCATTGCCTTCAGCTGAAGATGCTAATGCAGGAAATCAGAAAAGTAAATCACCATAGGATAAATTATGAGTACAAAACCACCAATTGCAGATGGTTCTTGGAGTGAACCTCCATCGCCTGCCAGTACAGAAACACCACCAGTTTATCCTTATAATAATATAACACAAACGGAATCTGGTCACACCTTTGAAATGGATGATACACCAGCTCGTGAACGAATTAGGTTAAATCACCGTTCTGGAACTTTTATTGAAATGCACCCAAATGGTGATGAAGTTCATAAGGTTTATGGTGATGGGTATGAAATTACAATCAAAGATAAAAATGTTCAAATTAATGGTACTTGTAACATTACCATAAATGGCGATTCAAATATTCATGTTTTAGGAAATAAAAACGAAAGAATTGATGGTGATTACAATATGGAAGTTCGTGGTAATATGACACAAAGATGCCGTGGTACAGAAGGTATAAAATTGCTATCTGACTATGATATGTCAATAACTTCAAATCCAGATTTTGGAGGTTCTTTATTCATTAACTGTGGTAGTGAAATAATTCTATCTGGAGATTTAATGATAAACGGCCAACTAGTGGCAGACCAAATAGATTCTAGAGGTCGGTTAAATTCTGGACCATTATCTGGTGTGTATGCTGGAACATTAGGATTTGTTTCTCCTGGTGGATTAACTGTTGGATTTCCTGTGAACGTTGCTATTCCTGGTGTTGTATCTGCTCCCAATGCAAAGTTTGGAATAATGAATGCTGTATTGATGACGGATGTGATTAATAAAAATCTACACAATTTTCATATACATAATTCACCAAAAGGACCCACAAGTCCACCTCTACTTAAAATGATTTAGGAAAATTAAATAATGGCACAAGTAAATAATGCAACAGGTGTTTTTGCTACACTAGGATATAATTTTACCGATCCTAATAATGATGTATTGGCATTGTCAGCCGATGTACAAGAACATTTGAATTCTACTCCAGCTATTATTAGTACATGGCAAGCACAAGATATTGCCAATAATACTGTTAATGGTTATTTTCAAAATCCAGTTGCAAACTCTACACAAATTGTTTGGAATTCAGCCAATTCTATTATAATTTTAACTGCAAATGTAGATAATATGAATACTGTAGTTTATCCGGTGGCGATTACTTTGTCATCTACAGCTAATTCTTTTATACAACATACGAATAGATTATCAGGTCTAACACCGTTTGAAGGTCAAGATTTAGTAAATCCTTATTATGAAATGGCTATGAACTATGGTAAGCAAGTTCTATATATCGTCAATCAAACTGATAATATTACTAATAGTTCACCAATTCTTGGTAGTTTTACTAGCATTTTAGTCAATCCACAAATTCGTGATTATGCAAATACAGCTAATAGTTATATTACATTAATAGCTAACAGTATCACATCAACTTTTGATCCTTTTACTGGATTTACATCAAATACATCAAATTTAACTGTTACTCAAATTAATCAAATTACTTCAGACTTATCAAATACTAATACTTACTTGTCTAGTAGGCAGAGTAACGATGTAACATTTTATGGAAATTTACAAACCACTATCAATAAGTATAATACAGCCAGACAATTTACAGGTATGGGAGAAACTCAAACTTATTTACTTGAGAATTTTATTGGCAGTCCAAAGTTAATTTCAAGAATTAACCCATCCTAAGCAGATAAATAAACAATGGCAACTTTATCTAAGATTTATTCAGACATAGATTTCACTTTTACGAGAAAACCCGTAACGGCAGATGTTGCTCTTAGTTTTGATGGACAGGCAGTTATACGGTCAATACGCAACTTATTATCTACAAATCACTATGAAAGACCTTTTAATCCAGATTTAGGTGCCAATTTGAATGCTTTATTGTTTGAACCTATTTCTCCTCTGACATCAAGTGCTTTGGAAACTGAAATAACAAATACTATAAAGAACTATGAACCTAGAGCATCCATACAGAGTGTATCGGTTACTTCTCAACCAGATTACAATGCTTATAATGTTACTTTAAGTTTTTTTATAGAGAACTCAACATTACCAACAACAGTAACACTTCTTTTAGAGAGAAATAGATAACATGGCTGGGGCAAATAGTAATATCCAAGTTACAGATTTGGATTTTAATAACATTAAAACCAACTTAAAAACATTTTTACAATCTCAGGATGTATTAAAAGATTATAATTATGAAGGTTCGGCTCTCAATGTTCTTTTAGATATTTTGGCATACAACACACAGTATAATGCTTATTACACCAATATGGTTGCCAATGAAATGTTCTTGGACACAGCATTACTAAGGTCGTCTGTCGTTTCACAGTCTAAAATATTAAATTATACACCACGCTCAGCGATTGCACCGTCAGCAACAATTAAATTACAAGTTGGTAATGTTAATACTGCTTCATTGACTCTACCTAAATTTACACCTTTTATTTCTGAAGCAATTGATGGTGTGACATATAGTTTTGTTACTTCAGGTGCGCAGACAGTAAATACAAATTTAACAACTAATGTTGCTTTATTTGAAGATGTTGAAATCAAACAAGGTCTAACTTCAACTTTATCATATACTGTAGATGACACAGCAAATCCAAAATACATTTTTGAAATACCAGAAACAACTGTAGATTCTTCAACATTAACAGTCACGGTACAGGTATCATCGGCAAATAACTATTCAGCAACTTATACACCAGCAACTAACTTTTTAACTTTAGATGGTAACTCTGAAGTATACTTCTTGCAAGAAAGTTTATCTGGAACATATCAAGTGTATTTTGGTGATGGTATACTAGGTAAAAAATTATCAAATGGTAATATTGTAAACTTATCATATATTGTTACACAAGGCACGGCATCCGCTGGTGCTAACAGTTTTGTAATTATGAGTACCGTTGGTGGTTTTTCAAATACAACCACAACTTCTATAACTGCGGCTTCTCAAGGTGGCGGTAAAGAAAGTATTGATTCAATTAAATTCCAAGCACCAAAGTCATTTGCAGCACAAGGTCGTGCCGTTAGTAAAAACGATTATATCACCGCAATTCAACAGAATGACTTAGGTTATAGTTTTGATGCTGTAAGTGTTTGGGGTGGAGAAGAAAATAATCCACCAATTTATGGACAAGTTTTTGTTTCTATAAAACCAGCAGGTTCTTTTAGTCTAACAGCAACACAAAAACAAAGAATCATTGCTGATGTAATTAATCCAATTTCAGTAGTAACAGTTACTCCTACAATAGTGGATCCTGATTACACTTACCTTAAATTGGTTGTTAATTTGATATACGACCAAACCAAAACATCACAAACATCAACACAGATTGCTGAAGGTGTAAAG